CCCATATTTTGTTGCTAAATAACCCCATGCGCTTTGAGGATAAGTGCCATTTGCAATGGTCATTCCAAGTGCGGCGGCCGTGGTGATGCTTTTGTCTTTCCAAACAGTGCCAATGCCATTAATTGGCCCAGCGCATATCCCCATGATGACGCTTGCGGAATAATTATAGCCCGTTTGGCCGCCTCCAGCTTTGCCACCACCACCACCGCCAGCAATGCCGCCTTTACCAGCAGACCCAGCCGAGGATTCAACAGGCGTGGCCGTAAAATCACCATACCAAACGAGGTTTGGCGCAAGTTTGTTGGTACCATAGCAAAGTGGAATGCACTTGCCATAGGCAGAGGATTGCACCTGCATGCCGCTGACAGTGGTTTTTTGTGTCGCTTGTGCGCTTTTTCCAAAAAGGACGCTCATTATTTGCCCCAGCAACTAAAGAATTTCCGCTCGCGCGGCTTTTTTATTGGTCCCTGCGCTTCCCCAACCGACACAAGCCATGTTGCGTTGCCATCGTCAAGAATGCACCCTAAATTGATATATGAATGAATAATCTGCGGCCATTGTATCACGATTGCTCCGTGTGAGTAGCATCGTCCGAATTTATACATCACCACATCGCCCGCTTGCGGCAACTCTCCCTCTGGCAATTCACGTGAATGCTTGAGAACCGTGCTCAAATAAAGTTCATCGCTTCTGTGTAAATGCCAATCATGCGGGTAATGCTCAATTTCAAAGCGAGGCACTATTCCCGTTTGCGCAAAAACTTCTGCCACCATTGTTGCGCAGTCAGCGCCAACGCCCTTTAAGCGAGCCTCTGGGTGGTAAGGAGTTCCAAGCCAAGAGCGGGCCTCTCTTACTATAGCGGCGCGTTGCTCGGCTTCTTTTTCGTCCATATTAAACTGCCGTGCTATTTTCGGGGATAAACGGCTGCCCACGGAAACGTGCAATGTTGTTGAATTTTGAAAAACACGTCGTCATTGCTTTATCGCACCCCGGATAAATTGTGAAAGTATCGCCTATTGCTGGCGGCTGAGGGAATGGAGACAAAAGTTGCACAAGTGATGGGTTGCCGTTGGTGTAAGCGCGCACACCGCGCGAAAGACCTGAGTTTGCACCACTTGTCATTAGCACTTTTCCATACGAAAAATAACCCGTTGCTTGGCCAAGAGTTGCCCATATAAAACCAGCAGCAACAGGCGATAAACAAGAGCCGCTTACGCCATACGAACCCAATGCAATGCCGCAAGCGCTATCACCAAGAGTGTTGACACATGATGCTTGGTAAAGGTTTCTTGGCAGGCTGATATTTAACAATTCAAGGTGACTATTGATGGTAAAAGTTGCTTTCTGACGACCGACAGGGCTTATTTCACCAACGCGGCCGCTAAATATTACAATGGTTCCTGCACTCACATTACCATAAGTTGGCATGTAAGCTCGCTCGCATTGAAAGTCGGCCGCATCAAATAAACCGTTTTTGATTGCAGTTTGGAAGCTTACACCCTGCACCGTGGCATTTTTCGGCAATACATCGATGCTCATTGTGTCAACCTCAAGCCCCGCTTTCCACTTTGCCAATGGTCTGCCGCCGTCGAGTTCAAAATAGGGGCCTGTCGTGCCGCCTGCCGTGAAGGTATTGCCGCCGCTTACAATATCAACGTCTCCGGAGCAATAACGCAAAACGCCGCCGCCGACGATGGTGATGGTGTATAAATCAACCATATAGAATTGGCGGCTTGCCAATAGCGTCAAAAGACCTGCGCTGGCTGATTTCATAGAAAAACCCTAATTTTTCACACTGCGAAATTTAAACGCTGCCGTCTGATAATAACCTTGCAAGAATTTATCGAATTGCAGCGCATCATCAACAAAACGACAAGGCCAGTAATAACTGAAATCAACAGTGATTACAACGCCAGCAGCGGGAGCAACGCTAAACGTGACTTTGCCGGGTAATGCAGACCCCCACGAAGAAACCGTATAGCCAGAACCTTGCAGCACGCCATTTTTATAAACAGCACTCACCACGTTTGGTGCAAGGATGGGTTCAACAAAACCCCCAAAAGCGCGCGCGAGTTGGAATACGGTGGTTGTGCCGTCGCCCGTTCCTATTGCTTGGCCAGTTACAGCTTTGTCATCTTGGTCTTGATAGAGAAACGTATCATAACTGCCGTTGAGGATGTTATAGAGCCCCATGAGTTGCTGCATTTCGGTGTAGGCCGTTCCGTTGACTGTGCCTTGGCGCAAAAGATTGAAAACGACTTCCCATTCATACACTGGCGATGACCAGAAACCGACGCGCGTTTCTTTACCGCTGGCACTTGTCATCACCTGAGTTTTCCAATTTGGCGTGCGCTTAATGCTCCACCCTTGGCCTGCTAATGTTGGGAAAACCTGACTCGACATTTTAACCCCGCCCTATTTCCACGATGGCACATTGCTATTGAAATTGCGGCCTGCGCTCTTGACGGCGGCCGCGATATAATCGGTGTTGTTTTGAAAGAATTTCTTAACGCTGTTGCCGTCGATAGCGTTGACATGAAAATGAACATCACCACCACCGCCACCACCATTGTCTGTCATGCCGCGCACGCGGTCGGCAAGATCGGCTGGCAATACCATTTCGCGCTGGTGCAATTGGGTCATTGGGTTAACCCCTGCAGGAATGTCAAAACCTCCCGAGGCCGATGCGATGCCGCCGCCAAATGCTTCCACTGCCACAAATGCTGCCGCTGCCGCTGGTGGTGCCAATAACCAACCGATGTAAGGAATGGCCGCAACATCAGCATAGACGGCAGCCGCTGCCTTGCCTGCGCTGGTGCCGATGCTGGTTTGTGCGCTTGCCGCTTCCGCTGCTTTTCCCGCTGTTGCGCCTGCCACTGTGCTCGCCGTGCGCGCGGCCGTGCCTGCAGCCGTCGCGCTGGTTTTTGTGGCTTCGTGAATCGCCCAATGGATAGCCATGTCAGCGGTTTGCTTAACAAAAGCAATCGCAAGGTTGCTCATCAAATTTGCCATTGCTTGCTGCCATGTCTGCGTCCCCTGCAAAACACCTTGCAACATAGTATCGGTTGAACTTTTGATGGTTGTTTCGAGCGTTTTCCATTGAGCATTTTGCGCTTGAACGGCTTGCAAATTTAGTTTTGCTAAATCCTGATTATGTTTTGCCTCTAAAACAAGCAGCTCGTCTTTAATTTTTTGGCGCTGCACAACAGTCAAATTGCCATTTTGTATTTGATGGTTGAGTGTATCTTGCTCAAATTTATAGGCCTCATTGGCAAGCTGACGTAATTGCTCAATTTCTTGTGTTTTTGTTATTTCGCCAGCCGCAACGCCTGCATCAAGAGCATCTTTTTTTGTTTGCAGTTTGATTTTTTCTAGCTGGTTTGCGGTTGATGCTTCGAGCTGGTCGAGCTGAATTGATTGCTGGGCTGCTTCTTTGGCGGCGGCCATCTCTTCGGCCGTTTGCTCATGTTTTTTGCTTTTTTTCTTGCCACCGCTTGGCGTTTCTTTTTCTTCGCCGCTACCACCTGCCAAATTAGCCAAGCCCGCCGCCATATTATTTCTTGTCTTGGCGAGGCCGGCCAATGATTCTGCCATATTGTGGGTATGCTCTTTTGTCTTTTCGTCCATTTTCTTGAGAGTTTCGTCCCAATCAGAACCCATGCGCGAAAAATGGCCTGTTTTGAAATCATCAATGACTTTGCCTAACCCTTCAAATAAAATGATGATGTCATCTAAAACAAGCGTTGCAGTTTGCCACATGATGACAAGAGCAGTTTTGATGCCAGTGAGGCCAAGAACGACCGCATCAATGGGAGCAACAACCAGAATCAAGGCTTGTCTGAAAATGCTGGTGTGTTCACTTCCACCATTCAGCGAGCTAATTGCTTCGGTCAATCCGTTGACAATTGATTGCACGGCTGGGGCAAATGCCGATGCTATGGTGATGCCTAGGCCGTTAAATGCCTCGCCCATCGTCACCAAAGATTCGTGCATTCCATGGAATTGTTCTTTTTCCACATCGTTCATTGTGCCGCCGGTTTCTTCGGCCGCTTTTTGCAATTCTTTTAACCCATCAGTTCCTTTTGCCAATGCAGGCTCAAGTGCTGCCGCTCCGCGTCCCATCAATGGGATAAGTTGAGCCGTTGTTTCTGCACCTGTGCCAGCCGCCTTTACGCCATCGGCAAGTTTATAGAGAACGGCTTGGGCATCGTTTGAATTGTCGCGTAAAAATTTTGTTGAGATGCCAAGGTTGTTGAAAGCGTCGCGCTGTGGACCAGCATTATCTATCGCTTTTCCCATTGCTACAGAAAGACGACTGAGCATGGTTTGGAGCTCATCACCAGAACCTCCGGTTGCTTTCATAGCAAATTGCAAGCCTTGCACTGCGTTTGATGTCAAACCAAACTCAATACTTAATTTGTTAATGTTTGTTGCTTGCTGGGCAAATTTGTCAAAAAATTGTTCAACTTTTTCGACTGCCAAGGCCGCCAAGAAAATCTCAAACGCTTCGTGCATGGCCTTAAAACCACCACTCAGAGAATCAATATTTTTCTGTGCGTGTTCCGTGAAACCTTCGATTGATGCGGCTGCCTCGCCCATGCTGGCCTTGAGGCTATCGATGACGGCATAAACCTTGAAACCAATATCATCACTCATCTTGAGCACCTTCCTCTATTTCGGGCAGCTCGGCAAAATCTGGCACCTTTGCCGTCATGCCTTCAGCGCTGCGTTCGCGCGGCTTTATACCTGCCATTATAGCAGAGGTCATGTGTGTTGGTGGTTGATTTTGCCAGTAGGCGGAAAGCTGGGCTAAGCGGGGCAGCGTCATGTGTTCGTCGATATATTCCCACGACCAGCCCGTCACGGTTATCAGCAAGCCATAAAGCTCACCGAAATTTGTTTCCGTTATTGGCCTCCCGCCACCGCTTCCCCCGATGATTGTGCCCCTGCAGTTGAACCGTTGATGATGGCGGCAAAATTGGTGTTCATTGTCGCAATCTCAAGGCCATTCATGACCGTTGAAAGACGCAAAAATGGGTAGTTACGACGCAACGCCTTGTGGATAATGACCCCAATAACTTTGAGCTGTTCTTTGTTTGGGATTGTGCCCGGCGCCACTCCTTCGAGCGTTTTGATGAGCGGCATCACCTCAATGAGTGATTTAAAATTGAGCGGCGGTGCAATGTAAGTTTTTGAGCCAAGTACCATCGGCACCCCGGCAATGTTTTTGAAGAAAAAACCTTTGAGCATGGCGTCCCCCTATGCGCGTGGATGAATAAACTCGCTGCTCGTGATTTTTGAAAATGCGGGCAGCACGTCTAGGTTTACCTTATTGAGTAGGTCAAACACCAGAGATTTGTTTTGTGCCACCTCATGCGGATGCTCAAGGGGGATGAACGGCATCGCTCGGGAGAACATATAAGATTTGATTTTTAACGCAACAAAACGGAAGTCATCCAATACCACGCGCTCGCTTTCCCGATGGAAGGTTTGCGCTACCGTGTGAATAGGGACGCCATTCACAAGGTTGATAAAGATGAGCTTCCGCTCTGTCGCTAACTCACTCACAAAAACTAGCTAATCTCTGCAACTGAAATCGTGCCGAGGTTGCCGCTTGCATCAGCAAAAGCCTCAAACTCAAACGATGGTTTGACGAAATCCTCAAGTTTTGTGGCAAGCGATAGTTTTGCAGACACACATGCGTTGAGCGTGATTTGCGCTTTCTGGCCGTTGTATGGCAGTGACATCACCGTTTTAAAGGTGTTGGCCGTGCCCATGGCTTGCTGCGCAATGGTAATGGTGTTACCAGCCGACGCGGAGGTGTAGTCATAGCTAATTTTCACAGCAATTGTGGTGTCGGCCGCCGCAAAAGTATAGACGCCGGTGGCAGTGTTGACCGAATATTGGCCAGTCGCTGGGGCCGATGCTACGCGCACCAATGGCAAGCCGAGATTTGCGCCTGAAGCATATACGACCCCAAGGTCGGTCGAAAAAGTCGCCGCGTTTGCCACGGTGATCTGATAAGGCGTTGTTGGGATGGTACCGCTTTCCGAGTCGATGGTCAAACGCTGGCCGCTGGCCGATGTTGCACCGAAAAACAGCTCGTTAATCACGCGGCCGTTGAATTGGCCGAATGTGATTTTGCCTTTTGTTTGCAGCGAAGCTTTGGCAACGCTTACGGGCAAGTTGTTTTGACCAAAAATAGGCACGGTCTTGGCGCTGAAATCAACGCTCATTTCTTGAGTCACGCCAAAACGTGCAGGCGTTGGGTTGCTGATGCTGTTGATGCCCCAAACGGAGCCAGAGCCGAATGCTAGTTGTGTCATGGTAGTTACTCCCTTTGGTTAATTGTTATGCTTTGTCGGCTGGTGCCGATTCAGCGGTTTCTAGTTGCACGCCGAAGCCCATCAAACGCTTGAGCTCTTCTTTCGCAGCAAATGCGAGGTTGTAATCAAGTTCGTCGGCCGAGATGCGGTTGCCGGTAAAATTGGCGCGAAACCATGCCTCGATTTGTGCTTCGGTGGCGCTGCCGGTTGGTTCATTTTTTGCCATGATTTAAGCCCTTTCTTCTATATGTTTGTCAGAATGCTGACGGGCAAAATTGCAACCCCTTGCCCATCCAATACACCTTCGATTATCTCTATCTTACCAGAAATCCAACAGTGCGACACTGTTCCGTTTAATTCTTGCGTTGTTTGTCCTGCTGAGGGAGCTATCGCAGTGCGAATTGACTGAATCATATCATTTAGTTTTGTTGAGCAAACGGCCTCTTGCACCCCTTGCGTGACATAAAGATAAAGGTCGGCATTGAGCTCTTGTTTAGCCGCCGTCACCCCTTCAAAACCTTTTGTGGTGACAATGTTTTCACCCGTTTCGTTTACAAAAATAGCAGGCGTGTCTGTCCAGTTCATTTGCGATGGGTCGATGAGTTTGCGCGAAACAGATACACCGCCAATCCACGGCCATGTGGTTCCTGTATTAGTAGCAACCCCAACAACGGTGGTAAGTAGATTTGCGAGCGCGATATAGGCAAGCTCGGCTTTGCTGGTTGGTGGCGTGCTCATGATTGCAGCTCCTCACTTACGGCTTTGTTAAGTTGATCTCGAATATAATTTTGGTTTTCTTTAAGGGTCGGCGCAAAGAATGGCCGCGCAATTTGGTGTACGTTACGAACAAATGCTCGCACCGATGCTTC